GTCACGCGCGCGATCTTTAGGCGCTGAAATGGGGCGGAAATGATTGCGCGCACGAAGCGGGGGCCGCGGCCGGCGCCGGAGCTGTCGGGGCTGCCGAGTCTCGGGGGTCGGCGATCAAGTGACCGGGTGCGGACGTTCTTCACGCGGCATCTGCGGCACGTGAAGGGCGAGTTACGCGGGCAACTGATCCAGCCGCAGCCGTGGATCATGAACGACGTCGTGCGGCCGCTCTTCGATACGCAACTGCCGGACAAGCGGCGGCAATACCGCACGGTGTACGTCGAAGTCCCGCGCAAGAACGCGAAGCGGTTAGCGCTCGATACCCTGCTGCCGACTCCCACCGGCTGGATCAAGATGGCCGATGTCGCCGTCGGCACCGTGCTGTTTGATGAGCAGGGGCACCCGTGCCACGTCACGCATGTTTGGCCAGTCGTCGAGGAGACAAACGCCTACCGCGTGACGTTTTCGGATCGCACGATGATCGTGGCTGATGCAGAGCATCTCTGGCTCACGATTGCGCGCCGCCATGGTGCAGGCAAACGGCATGGCCACGGACAGAATCTCTATCAAGGTGTGCGGACGACTGAGCAGATCCGGCAGACGCTGTGGATCGATGAGGAGAAGCGCGAGGCGAATCACGCGGTGCCGGTGGCGAGTCCTCTGCAATGTCCCGAGATGGATTTCCCTTTGCCTCCCTACGTGCTGGGCGCATGGCTCGGTGATGGAACCAGCGCATCCGGGGGGTTTACCTGCGCCGATCCGGAGATCGTCGAGGAAATCCGGCGCGAAGGCGTGCCGGTCCGCCATCTCGGCGTTCACACGCTCCGCTATTGGCTGGGGACCGGAGAGCGGGCCCAGGCGGCGCGCGATGAATCGCCTCAAGCAATCTTGCGGAGCCTCGGCGTGCTCGACCGCAAGCACATTCCCGAGGCATATCTACGGGGCTCCATCGCGCAACGAGTGGCGCTGCTCCAGGGGCTCATGGATACCGATGGCACGGTCAGCAAAGGCCAATGCGTCTATACGACGACGAATCCTGAATTACGTGATGGGGTGTTGGAATTGCTCCGGAGCCTCGGATTCAAGGCGACACTCTGGACCCAGCACGCACGTCTGAATCGACGGATCATCGGCGAAGTCTACGACCTCCAGTTTTGGGCGTTTGCGGATCGCCCGGTCTTCAGGCTCCCGAGGAAGCGAGCCCGTCAGAAACGCGTCGGGCATCCGACGCGCTCACGCCGACGGAAGATCGTGGGTGTCGAGCCGACGCCATCCGTGCCGATGCGCTGCCTCGCGGTGGATTCGCCATCGCACTTGTATCTGGCTGGCGAGGCGATGATTCCAACCCACAACTCCACCATCATGGCGGGCCTCGGTTTGTTCCTGCTGTACTACGACAACGAACCCGGCGCGGAGATCGTGAGTGCCGCCGCGGATCGCGCGCAGGCGGGGATCTGTTTCGACATCGCGCGCGAGATGGTCGAGAGCGATCCGTATCTCAGCAAGGTCACGCAAATCTATCGGCGCGAGCTGGTAGTGCCGCACAGTGGCTCCCGCTACTCGGTCATCAGCAGTGAAGCGTATTCCAAGCACGGGATGAATCTGCACGGCGCGATGATCGACGAAGTGCACGCGCACCAGGACGGCGGCGAGCTGTGGGACGTGTTGACGAAAGGCATGGGGTCGCGGCGGCAGCCCCTGACGTTCGCGATCACGACGGCGGGCTACGACCGCAGCGAGGCCTCGCTGTGCTGGACGTTGCACCAGCACGCGCTGCGGGTGCGGGCGGGCACGGTCGAGGACGCGACCTTTCTCGGCGTGATCTACGGCGCGCCGGACGACGCGGACTGGACGAGCCCGGCGACGTGGGCGCTGGCGAATCCGGGGCTCGGGGTGACGATCAAGCGCGATTACCTGGAGCAGGAGTGTCGACGCGCGCAGGAGATGACGAGCTATCAGAACGAATTCCGGCGCTACCACCTGAACCAGTGGACGGAGAGCGCGACGGCGTGGCTGCCGCTGGACAAGTGGGACCAGGGCGCGGAGGCCGTGCCGGCCGAGGCGCTGCGCGGGCGGCCGTGCTACGCGGGCCTGGATCTCTCGACGACGACGGACCTGTCGGCGTTCGTGATGGTGTTTCCGCGCGAGGCCGGCAGCGGCTACGACGTGAAGGTCGAGTGCTGGTGTCCGAGCACGGGGATTCGCCAGCGGGCGGCGCGCGATCGGGCGCCCTACGATCGCTGGGCGCGCGAGGGGTGGCTCGAATCGACGGAGGGCGACGTCGTCGACTACGACGTGATTCGCGAGCGGATCAAGGCGCTGGCCGAGCAATACCAGATCCGCGAGATTGGCTATGACCCGTGGAACGCCACGCAGCTGGTCACGCAGCTGCAGGCCGACGGCGCGCGGCTGACGCCGCTGCGGCAGACGTTCAAGGAGCTCTCGGCGGCCTCGAAGGAACTTGAGCGGCTGGTGCGCGAGGGCGCGCTGCGCCACGGCGGGCATCCGGTGCTGCGCTGGTGCCTGGCCAACACGGTCGTGGAGACGGACGGGCCCGGCAACGTGAAGCCGTCGAAGAAAAAGTCGACGGAGCGGATCGATTTGACGGTGGCGCTGGTGATGGCCCTGGCCTGCGCGACGCGGGAGGTCGACCATGCGAGCGTCTACGAGCGGCGCGGCGTCGTCGCCTGGTGAATAACGCCGGAAGCTTACAATTCACGGCAAGACCATGTCGAAACTGGCGGTGAGCGCGCTGCTGGCGATCCTCGGCGGGGGGCTGGTGGTCGGGGGGGTGGCGGTGGTGTCGGCGCCGCTGGCGGCGGTGATCGCGGGGGTGCTGGTGCTGGCCCTCGCGGTCCTGATGGCGACGCGGTGACGGCATGAACGTCGTGACGGCGGCGCTGGAGACGCTCGGGCAGACGCTCCGCAGTTTCGTGATGCCGCCGATTCCGACGCGCGATCCCGCGCTGACGCGCTATCTCGGCTACGGCCCGACCAGCTCGGGCACCAATGTCACCGAATACACCGCGCTCACGAACTCGGCGTTTTGGGCGGCCGTGCAGCTCATCGCGAATGCCGTGGCCGGCCTGCCGCTGTTTCTCTACCGGCGCCTGGACGGGCGCAGCGGCACGGCGCGGGAAAAGTTCACGTCGCACCCGCTGTTTAGTCTGCTTCATGACGACTTCAATGCCGAGATGACCTCAGTGGTGGCGCGCGCGACGATGCAGGCGCACGTGCTCGTCTGGGGCAACGCCTACGCCGAGATCGAGCGCAACGCCTCCGGCACGCCGCTCGCGCTCTGGCCGATCACGCCGGATCGCGTCCTGATCATGCGCGACCCGGCGGGCGATCTGATCTATCGCGTCCAGCAGGCGAACGGCACGCAGATCTTCCTCGACCCTGAGGACGTGCTGCACATCAAGGGGCAGAGCTTCGACGGGATTCTGGGGTACTCCGTCGTACGCATGGCGCGCGAGACGATCGGCTTGGGCCTCGCGCAGCAGACGTTCGGGTCGACGTTCTACGCGAACGGCGCGGCGGCGAGCCTGGTCGCCTCCCATCCCGGCGTGCTCTCGACGCAGGCGCACGACCGCCTCAAGGCCGAGATCATCGCGAATACGACGGGCAGCAAACGCAACTCGGTCCTCCTGCTGGAAGAGGGCATCACGATCACGCCCACGTCGATCCCGCAAGACGACCAGCAATATCTCGAAAGTCGGAAATTCGAGGTGACGGAGATCGCGCGGTGGTTCAACATCCCGCCCCATAAGATCGCCGATCTGGAGCGCGGCACGTACTCCAACATCGAATCCCAGTCCCGCGAGTTCGTGCAGGACACGCTGACGCCCTGGCTCGTGCGGTGGGAGTCGGAGTTCAACCGTAAGCTGATCCGCCCGCTCGAGCGCACGCAGCAGTTCACGAAGTTCATCGTGGACGGCTTGCTGCGCGGCGATTACCAGAACCGCATGGCCGGCTATGCGGTCGGGCGGCAATGGGGGATCTATTCGACCAACGACATCCGGGCGCTCGAGGACATGAATCCGATCGGCGACCAGGGCGATATCTACCTGACGCCGATCAACATGGCACCCTCGGATCGCATCCACGAGATCGTCGACGCGCAGGTCGAGCCGCCAGCGGCGCCGACGAAGGCGCCCGCCTTCGAGCCGCCGGCGCCCTCGATGACGGCGGCGCCGCCGGCGCGGGCCCTCGGCCCCGACCCGGCGGTCATCGCGGCGCATCGGGCGATGCTGGCCGATGGGCTGGGGCGGATGGTGCGCAAGGAAGCGCGGGCGGCCAGCCGGGCCGCCAAGCGCGGCGGGGCGGCCTTCACGGCGTGGCAAGCGAGCTTCTACGCGCAGCACGAGCGCGACGTCGCCCTCGCGATCCGGCCGGCGGTGCTGGCCCACGTGTCGCAGATCGGGACCCCCGAGGCGGTGGACGCGGTCGCCGCGCAACTGGCGCAGACGTATGTGGCGGGTTCCCGCGCGGCGCTCGCGACGGTGCCGACCGCGCCGAACGAACTGGAGAATGCCGTCGACCTGCTGACGCGCCGCTGGGAAGCCACGCGCGCCCAGGAGCTCGCCGACGCGCTCATGATCGAGGAGGTGCGCCATGCCACTGCCCACGCCCAATAAGGGCGAATCGCAGCAGGCCTTCATCGACCGCTGCATGGGGAACCCGACGATGAAATCGGATTACGCGGACACCAAACAACGGCTGGCGGTCTGCTACAGCCAGGAGAAAAAGCGGGAGGCCGACGCCGACCCCGAAACCCGCACCCTCCTGACGAGCGACCTGCGCGTCGTCACGGGCCCGGGGCTGCGCGCGCAGCTCATCGGCCATGCGATCGTGTTCGACTCCCTCTCCGAGCCGCTGCTGTTCTTTCGGGAGAAGATCGCCCCGCAGGCGGTCGACCGGACCCTGCAGGAAGGCGTCGATGTGCGGGCGCTGGTCGACCACGACTCGGCCAAGGTGCTCGGGCGGCTGGCGGCGCGGACGCTGAAGCTCGCGAAGACCGACCGCGGTCTCCTGGCTGAGATCGAGCCGCCGGATACGACCTACGCGCGGGATCTCATCGAGTCGGTGCGCCGGGGCGACATCACGGGCATGAGTTTCGCGTTTCGGATGCTGGCCGACGACTGGGACGAGAGCCAAGACCCGCCGATCCGCACCGTCAAGGACATGCGGGTGCACGAGGTCAGCGTGGTCACCTTCCCGGCCTATCCGGCGACCGACGTGGCCGTCGCCCAGCGGTCGCTCGACCGCCATCGGGCCGCCCAGCCCTATCGGCCCAGCGTGGCCATGCTCCAGCGCCGTCAACGGCTGGCCGCACCCTGACATGCGCCAGACGAATGCGCAGCGCGAGGCGATGGACAGTCTCCGGGGGATGGTCGGGGATCTCCGGGTCATGCATGACGCTGAGGGGTGGCCGATCGTGCCTGGCCGGCTCGGGCAGATCGAGTACTACGATGGCCAGAAGCTGGCGGTGTTCACCCATCGAGCCCGGGTGCACGCCCGGATTTTCGCAATCCCCGAGACAGAGCGCCATCAGACGGGTGATCAGGAACTCCGAGCCCTATTCCCACCTACAGCCCTGCCCGAGGTCGCAAAAGCGATTCTGGCGCGCCGGAAACGCCGTCCCTCCTGGGCCCAGTTGGAAAATCTGAGGCGCTCCCCGAAGCACGCCGTCCACGACGGGCCTTAGCGGCCCGGATTTTTCGGGGGCCGACCGCCGCGCTTGCCGTTCTGGCGGGCGGCGCGGACCTGCGCTGGGGAGCGGACGGCGCCACCTTTGCGGCCGAGCGCGACCGCCGCGGGGTTCTTCCGTGGCTTCGGCTTCGCCATGGGTCAGCCCTTATTGCTGGTTAGTGAGGAGGCGCTTCTGGGCCTCGCACGGGCCGTCGCCGTTCCTGACCATCTTGCGCTGTAGTGCCTGACAGAGGTCATAGTAGCTGGCCGCCAACTTCGCAGCGTTGTGGGTATCCACGACCGGGGAATCAAGCCGCGAGATGATCGTCAACCGAGTAAATGCTTGAAGTGCCACGCCTAGCTGGAAGGCGTCGGTGTCCGTGTTCCGCTGTTCGTTCAGCGCGCTGATCCGCTGGATCTCGCTGGCGAGAAGCACGGGATTGACGGTCGTGCCGCCCGCATTGTTGACCGCTTGCCGACCCCGCTCCATCTCGGAGCCGACCGTCACGGTCTTTTGCGCGGGCCGGTTCAGATCGAGTTTCTGCTGAGCCGCAGCCCCATTAGTGAGACCATCGGCCAGCGTCAGCGCGAAGACCGCCGCAGTCATGGTATTCAGAACGTGCTTGTTTCCCATGGTTTACACGTACCTCCACCCACAATAATAACCCCAGCGCTGCGGTTTTGCAAGGCCCCCCCGATTTTTTCGCTTGACGGTATGTTGTGTCGGACAGCACGCTAGCCTCGATCTGGAAGCCCTCGCGTTGCGGTATTGGGGCCGTCGCTAACCGCCGGACGTGAGGACATAGCAGTGTAGAGCCACGCCGTCGCGGGGCGCTGCACGTGATTGGGAAGCTCATTCGAGCTTCGCCAGCGCGTCGCGCCCCGTTTGCGTGTGTGCCGCCTGGCGAACCAGGGGGCCGATGATGGCGCTACAGGATCTGGTCGACAAGCGGGCGCGTCTGTGGGAAGAGTCCAAGGCCATCCTGAAAAAGGCGGAGGACGAAAAGCGCGAGCAGCTCGCGCCCGAGGAAAGCGCCAAGTTCGACGCCATTCATGCGGAGATGGAGTCGCTCAAGGCGACCATCGACCGCATTCAGCGCTCGGACGCCGTCGAGCGCGAACTCACGGAGTCGCGGGGCCGGAAGAGCGATCCCGCGCCGCTTGAGCCGCGCCGGAGCGAGCATTCCGACCTCCCGGTGCGCCGGCCCCTGGCCGACTTCCCGCGTGACGACGAGCTCTCGCGGCTGGAAGCCTTGCGCGTCTGGCTGCTGGCCGGCTCGACCGAGCGCAACAAGCTCTCCGACGGCGACCTCCTGAACGCCAAGCGGCTCGGCTTCGATCCCAACCAGAAAGTGCTCGACATCAACTTCTCGCGGCGCGCGATGCGCACGCTGAGCCAGGCGGAGACCTGGCAGTACGAGGAAACCCGAGCGCTGGCCGTCGGGACCGGGTCGGCCGGGCTCTTCACCGTCCCGAACGAGATGATGCGCCCGCTCGAGATCGCGCTGCTGACCTACGGCGGCATGCGGCAGGTCGCCACGGTCATCCGCACCCAGACCGGCGCGAACCTGCCGATTCCGACCGTGAACGACACGACGAACATGGGCGAGATCATCAACGAGAATTCCGCCGTGAACCAGCAAGACGTCGCGTTCGGCCAGCTGGTGCTCGGCGCCTTCAAGTATTCGTCGAAGATGATCCTGGTTTCGGTCGAGTTGATGCAGGACAACGCCATCAATCTCGCGAACTTCCTGGGCACCGCGCTCGGCACGCGCATCGGCCGGATCACGAACAACCACTTCACCGTCGGCGTGGGCACCACGCAGCCGAAAGGCCTCGTCGTCGGAGCGACCTCGGGCAAGGTCGGTCTGGTCGGTGAGACCACCAGCCTGATCTTCGACGACCTGGTCGACCTCGAGCACTCCGTCGACCCGGCCTATCGGCAGAACGGGCGGTTCATGTTCCACGACAAGACGCTGGCGGCCGCGAAGAAACTCAAGGACAGCCAGGGGCGGCCGCTGTTCCTGCCGGGCCTCTCGCTGAGCGCGCCTGACACGATCCTCGGCTATCCGTACACGATCAACCAGGACGTGGCCCAGATGTCGGCGAACGCCAAGTCGGTGCTCTTCGGCGATCTGAGCAAGTACATCATCCGCGACGTGCTCGGCATCACGCTGCTCCGCCTCGACGAGCGGTATGCTGAATTTCATCAGGTGGCCTTCCTGGCGTTCGCGCGCTTTGACGGCAATCTGCTGGATGCGGGCACGCATCCGGTCAAATACTTCGCGAACTCGGCGACATAAGGCCGCGGCGGAGGGCGTCGATGGAGCCAGCGTTCTACACCGAACTCACGGTCGTGCGGTGCGGCAAGTGCGGCCAGCCCGAGGAGACGTGGACGAACGCGGACGGCGGCACGCACGTCTTTCATCAGGGCTCCTGCGTGTCCGAGGAGTCCGCGGCGGCCGCGCCGCCAACGCCCCAGGAG